GAACCCTATAAAACCCTCCATTTTATGTATTTTGTAGTCTTTGAAATACTCTAAAATATATTTTTTGTCCGGGTGTTCGCAATGAAAACTCCCCCGTGTATTTCCGTAGCGTCTGCTGTCTTTGCAGTATTTGCACTCCGCACATTTAATTTTTCCTGCCATTGTTCCGCTCCTTTCTTTCCGCTAGGGGCGGAATTGCCCCTAGCCGTTATCTCCTGTCTATTCCTCTTCCGTGAGGATAGAAGATTTAAACACACAAGCCGGGCGAACGCCAATGTAACCATAGTACGCATTGTAGTCGTCGAGCGAACCGTCCGTGTACACAATCCGGGCATAATGGTTAATTGTGCTGTCAGCCGTGATTAACCACCACCAATCCTCTATCCGGTGGATAAACTGGCGGTACTTCCTGTACTGTTCACAAGTAAGCAGAAAAACCTTGTCCGTACTGCTGCCGTAATCCTTTAATCCGTCATCCGTTGTCAAATCCTGCTCCTGCTCCAAAATCGCCCCCGTATCCTGTCCTTTTGCTTTCATTTCCTCGCATAATGCGTTAAGGAATTTTCCGTTAAGGCGTTCTCTAAGGCTCGATTTCTTCCAATCGTTGCTGTTTTCCTCGTCAAATGCCTTGTACTCTACGATTTCGTCCGTAATGCAAAGTACCCTGTCCTCGTCCTTTGCCAATACATCCCAAACCAAACCGCCGATTTTTACCCTGCTGCCCTCTGCGTAATCTGCTAACTGCTTCATTTCCTTTTCCTCCTTGTTAATTTTGCTAACCGTCCTGCACCACGATATAGCATTGTTTTTAGTTGCCTTTATAGTTCCCGTGATACTCATGTTTTGCCCGAAAATTTCACATTGTTTCGGCATATAAAGCACATCATCATGTTTCATTCTTTTTTCTCCTATTTCTTTGAGTAAATCGAATGTAACTTAATGCTTCCTCTCCGCTTTATGCTCTCTTCGGTGTGCAATCCCGAATCAAAGAACGCACAAAACGTAGTTCCTCCGATTTCCGTAGTTGCTACAATGTGTGAGCCTATATCGTGAAACTCACAATTTTTCGTGTTACGGAAAATCATAATGTGCTTTTCCGTCCTGCTGCCTTTCCCCACTGGTCCGACCCTCCTTTATTGCTTTTTGTTCTTTTGATATATCTGCTATTGCCTGTGTTATCTGCTCATAATCCCCTTGCAGATAATCAGCAACTAAGCCTATGACCTGTAACGGCAAACCGTCCTCTACAACCTCATTTCCTACCCTGTCTGCTATCTCTCTTGCTATTTCCTTTACATCCATGTCTATACTGTCCTCTGTGCCGTATCAGCCTTGTATGGAGTTCCCCCACGCTTTAACTCGTTGTAGATTGTTGCACGGTGTACTCCTATACTTTCTGCAATCACTACTACACGCTCGCCGGACTTGCACATTTTTTCTATTTTCTGCCTGTCCTCGTAGTTCAATCGCCTATTTCCTTTTCTCATGCTCTTTTACCTCCTTAACAAAAAAAGAAAAATGCGTCTAAAGGTCACAAACCCTTGACGCATTTCGTATTTTTAGGTATAAAAAAGAAATGCGAAAGAGTTTAATAACTCTTGTCGCATTTCATTTTACAATGTAGCATTATATTTTGTCAATAGTTTTGCGACAAGTTTTTCAAAAAATTTTTCTATGCCAATTTCTGCAATTCTTCCTCGAATAACTCCGCTGATGTTCTATAATCAAAAATTCCCCTTGGATAGTGGTTTATCCAGTTCTCTATATATTCTATCTCTTCATCCGTTGTATCCTCAAAGTCTACTCCCTTTGGTATGTGCCTGCGTATGAGCCTGTTATTGTTCTCGTTCGTTCCCCTTTCCCAACTACTGTAAGGGTGGCAGTAAAAAACATAAGTCCTCTTTTCCTCTCTTAGTGCTGATTTCTCCATGCCCTCATAATCTGCAAACTCTACGCCATTATCTACCGTTATGCTTCTGAATATCTTATAGAACATATCGCCCCATTTTCTCTCTAACCGGTCCAATGCTTTCACTACAGACGCTGCCCCTTGGTCTTTCAGTTTGATAACTATTTCATCCCTCGTCTTTCTCTCTGTCAGTACAAGCATACAGGACTTTGTAACGCCACGCTGCCCCTTTACCGTATCCATTTCCCAATGTCCGAATATCTCTCGGCTCTCTATCTCTTCCGGGCGATTTTCTATACTTTCTCCTGCACTTGCCCTCTTCTGTACCTTTACCTTTTTATTGTGTTTCTTCCTTTTCCCCTTTATCGGTAATTCCTTATTTGTCAGTTTAAGGAAGATTCCATTATCAATATATCTGTATAGCGTCCTCACGCTAATTGTTGTCTTAAATTCAATTCCCGACCTTGTGACCTCTGCTAGTGCTGCTTCCGGGCTAAACCTGTCATTTACTATTTTGTCCTCTATGTACTCTGCCAACTCCCTATCGTTCCCGATTTTTAACGCCCTGCCTTTCCCCTCTTGGGCGTAATCGTGTGCTTTCTGTCCTAAATCGCTGCTATATCTTTCTTCCTCTGTGTAATCTGAATTTCTGTGTATATACTTTCCCTTTTCGTATTCCCTGTATATCGTACTCCTGTGAAAATGTAATTGTTCTGCTACCTCCGCCTTTGTATGTCCGGCGTTTAGCAATGCTTCCATTTTTATACGGTCACTCCTGCTCATTTGCTTAAATTTTCTCATTGTATACACCTCCAAACGCCAAAAGGCAGCAAGGCTATATACGCCCGCTGCCTAATGATTCTTTACTAATTTTCTTCGTTTACCTTTTCAATATCTCCGTTATCCGTATATACAAAGTATTCTCCTAAAGGCGTACCGCTAAACATTGCCTTTGCGTCCTGCTCTTCTCCGTCCGTATACTCATATAAGGATACATCCAAAAATCCGGCTGGCTTACTGATACTTGCCGTTGTCTTGGTAGTCAGATTTACCACCGCTAAAATGGTTTCGTCAGAATCAAAGTAATTTTCATAGCATGATAGGGCATACTCTGTAATGTCTATATTGTTTTCCGCAATAACCAAGCATTTCCATTTTCCTGTAACATCATTCCTTACGGTGTTGTATACTACAGGCTTCAAATCGTCAATGCTCTTTTCACTTATCCCTACTATGCTATCCCCTGTCCTGTGTTCTACCTCTTCTTTTGCCTGTTCTGTGGTTTCCGGCTCTGCCGTTTCGTCCTGCTGCTCTGTTTCTGCTTCGGTTAAATCAGCAGTACCCCCCCCCCGAACATTCGATTGTGCTTCTGTGTTCGCCGTTTCCTGCGTGTTGTCCTTGCTATTATTTGCCAATAATCCATAGCATAAAAGCACCGCCACAACCGCAATGATGATAATGTGTTTTTTCTTCATTGTTACCCTCCTTGTTTTTTGCCGTGTCCTAATCGGTCACGGAGATATTGATTTTTTCTTTTTTTCCTGCTATATTATTAGAAACACTTGGGGCGGTTAGCAGGAATGTTAAGAAGTCCGCCCCTTGTGTGAATCCCTATTTAATCTTCAATATCCTTTTGGGTATCCTCGATTAAATCATCAATCAGCCTTTCGGCTTCCTCTAGGTTCTTTTCTTTGATAGCCTTTTTCAAGTCTTTCAAATCTCTCATTAACCGTCTTAAATAACTTTTGAATACTGCCATTGTTTCATCCTCCATTGTTTCAACTCCTTTCCTGCTATCTCCTTGCTACAATTATATTATATACTTATATAAGTATAATGTCAAGCGTTTTTATACTTATATAAGTATTTTTAACTCCGGCTTTTCTTCTCGTTTATTGCAGCAACCACAAACTCATTACGGCTACTATATCCCTGTTCCTTTGCTGCTCTGTCAATCTCTGCTTTTTCTCCTGTCGGAACGGTAACTAAAAACTGGTCGTATGCTTTTGCATTGTATTTGTTCTTTGCTCTTGTGGCAGGCGTTCCGCCTGTTCTTTCCTCTGCCATATTCTACCTCCTGTTTATTCTAAATTGCTTCCTAAGTGTCTTGTTGAGATTGTATCATACTTTTTATACTTATACAAGTATATATTTTCACAATTTTTTCATAGGGCGAAAAACGGCATAAAAATAACCCCCAAGGTTGTTAAACCAAGGGGGTATCTCTTACTCTTCCTTATTTGTATTATCCGCTGTTGCGGTTGCCTGTGTTGCCTGCTGCTTGTTCTCAATGTATGTAGCAATGTTTTTGTTGGTTTCCCATTTCTTCTTTGCTTCCTCTAATACGGATTCCGCAATGTTTACCAACTGCTTTTCTGTAAATAGTACCCTTGCCACGCTCGGCAGATACCCGTATAACTTTGCTACAACATCTGAAAGTTTAATAACGCCTGTGCCGGTCCCGCACTCTCCCTCTGCGTCCGTAACCAATTTAACCGCAATCTGCTTTAAAATCTTTGTCTGTCCTGTCTTGATAAGGTAAATGATAATTGCTACCACCACTCCAACCAATACCACGGAATCCCAATTTAAGAGTAACCATTTTAAAATCTGCATTTTCTCTTACCTCCTGTTTTGTGTCCGAATCGGTCTATTTTACATTTGCTTTGTTGACCCAACCGTAAACGCCTTTGCCGTCTTTTGAAATACAATGATACGGGTGTGAGCCTTTTTCATTGATTGCCGTTACTTTACAGGTGCTTACCACATTCTTTGTTGTAGCCACCTTTTCCGCCGTAGAGGACGCATAAACCCCTCCGCCTGTGAATGTTACGGTATCGCCTTTTTTAATCGAATTTGAGCCATTCTGTGCGGTTGTGGCTGTACTTTGCTGCTTGTCCTCGCTCTTTGCCTGCACATCTGCAAGGTCTGACGCTTTGACCGCTTCGTATACTTTGGCTCTACGGCTTCCATATTGCCCCATTGTGCTATCTTTTAAGGCATAGGCGTGTATTTCTTCAAGTCCTACATTTGCAACCGCTCCTGTGGCTTTTCCGGCTTCCTCTGCTACCCT